AAATAATCTATCGAATTTAACAAATACAAGTAGATCTAATAATATTGAAATCAACTTTAATAGCGATAAAGCAATCTCTACTGCTGAGGGTAGTCTGTTTAAAAACGCAACAAACATCAACCCCAGTACGATACATTCGGTAGAAACCACATATTCTACAAATCCATCTTCAGTAGAAAACAAAACAAATAATTTTAATAAAAAAACCACAACGAATAATTCAAAGAAAAATAATAAAAATCAAGTAAATAATAAAAATTCTAAGAATGTTGCCATCGAAAAAATCGCCATAATCGATAATAAAACCAATAAATTAAAATCAATCTTAAACAAGCAGAACATAGACAACGCAATTGCTACGAATCTGACGATGGATACCAGCAAGATATTTTCAGATACAATAGGAGCTGAAAATATAACATCGTTGAAAAATTCAATACAAAATAAAAATCAATTGCATTCTTCTAGTGAAGACACAACCAATAACATGGACTTTGATCATACATTTATTCCATCAAGCGAGGTAATAAATGAAATCCACGAAAAGTTCTACTCAAAGACCACCAATAAACTTGGAAAAACAAATGGGGTCAGTTCTGCATATAAGATGGTGAATCTTTCAAATTCCAAGAATGAACAAAATAATTTTATAAGTTCAAAAAATGGAATGGGCAAAAACACTGGAGCTATGCCAGCTCTTAGAGCTGGTGGCTTTGTAAAGACACCAACTGTTGCATACTTGCACGAAAACGAAGCGGTTGTTCCCTTGGAAAAGTCCAAGGAGTTCTCCAAGTTTGTAAGTGACATGAGATCTGGTGGTGATATGCGTGTCGAGAAAAATGAAACAAATTCAGACATCAGAGCGGTAGATCAGGAAAAAACAACCACAACTGATAAAATCATCCGCGAAATAACAAAATTGATTGAAGTGACGAATAATAAATCACAAGCACAGCAAATGCAGCAGCCAGCACCACAAATCAATATGTCTGGTGGTTCAGATGGTGCAGAAATAACGCAAGGCACAAACAATCTTGGTTCTGTTTATGGCGGGAGTTCATCTATTGCAGATATGTTTGGCAAGACATTCAGAATACCCGAATGGCGAACAAAGATGGGATAAAAGAAAACCCGCTCGTTTGAGCGGGTTTTTTGTTTTAGCTTTCCATTTCGAAAAGCTTCATCGGATCAATCTCATCGTCCGATTCGTCCTCAACACGGGACGGCTTCTTCTGCTTCATTGCAGATGGCTTCTCCTTGAAGTCGTCTGAATCAAGATCCTCTGCCGTCTTGCTAGATGCTGGAGTAGTTCCACGGATATCACCGCCAAGAACATCAAACAGACGCTTCTTCAGTTCATCATAAGACTTAAAACTCTCTGGTCCAATGAAAGGCTGAAGGGCGTGTTGCTGCTTCCAGATCTTTTCAATCCGAACATCATCACCACCAAACAGAGCACTGGTGGAATCGAATTCTGACTTGTCGTAGTTCGTATACCCACCGATCTTACGAATCTTCAACTTGAAGTTGCAACCTTCCCAGAAATTAAAAGGATTGATTGCCTGCTCATCCTTAAACTCTGGCTTCATCTTCTCCTGAATCTTGTCGAAGATCTTCGTTCCATACTTGAAGAGGAACACCTTACCCTCATTCTGAGGATTTGCCTCATCCTTGATTACAAGAATATTGCTGATGTAAGTGGTCTTGCGCTTGCGCGAGCGAGCGATGTTCTTATCCTCTTCTGAACCAGTGTTCCAGAGTTCACTGTTCAGTTCACTGACTGGATCCTTCTGATTGAGAGTCGTGAGAGAGTTCTCAATATACCAGCCACCCATGCCTTGGAATGCGTGTGAATAGACCTTCACCCAAGGACAATCCTCACCATCAATCTCTGGAAGAAAACGAATTACTGCAAATCCATTTCCTTGCTTATCCTGCTCAGGTCGCCAAAAACGATCATCCTTGTAATCCTTCTTGGACGTATCCTCAAGCTTCTTCATCAGGTCATTGATACTGTTCTTTGACCTACTCTTAAGATCCTTAAAACTCATTTTTTTCTCCTCTGGGATCTACCCAGTTCTTTCTTAGCGGGAACTCCCCGCTTTTTAATTTTACCAGAAACACTCTTCTTAGTCAACCGAACGGAAGAGTGTTTCTTCCTTTTTTTATTAGATTTAAATCCATACCCTCCTTCTCAAGCTTTTCCTTGAGTGGTTGAGATATAAATTTTGCGATTAAAGAATAGTCTAATCCATGATCTTCCTGCATTTTCAGCACGGCATCAAGGTACGAATATTTCTTTTCTGTTACGATAGTTTCGACTTTTTTGCAAAAATCTTCTTTTGTTATTATTGGGAGCATATGGTAAAGGTCTGGATTAACTTATATATAAAAATAAAGGACAAATATGGCAGACGATATTACAAGTAATATTTCAATTACTACTAGCGATGGGACTGCTATCCTAGCCACAGATTACGGAACTAGCGGAATTGGTCTAACTCTAGCCCACGTTCAACTAGCAAAACTGGCATGGGGTAATGATAGCATAACAAATAGAGTAAGTGAAGCATCACCTCTACCAATATATTTATATGGTACAACAGGGTCTGCTTTAATTGGAATCACTGGTACTGTAAATGGTACTGGTGGTGTATTCCCAGTAAGAAACGTAACAAATGGGTTTTTAGTTGTCGGTGGACCAACTGCTGGCTTTACCTATGGATATAATCCAGTACAAGTCACTGGCTACGTTCAAGGCATAACAAACGGCGTTCTGCTGGGTGTTACTGGAACTGTAAGATTAAACCAAAACTTGAATGTTCAAGGTGTAACCAGCGGAATTCTCATCGGGGTTAGTGGTGGTAGAATTCTATCCAATGCCACAGACAGTGTAACCGTCTATGGTAATGTCGGTATATCAGGCGGATTGGCCCTCTCAGCGGCTTCTAACTCCGTGGCTGTCTGGGGATCGGATCTAGGCGGTAAAGTCTTATCGCGAATCTACGCAAGCGATGGAACGACTCTAGGATACTCTGGAAATGCTCTCAACGTAAACATCGTTGGGGCTGGCATTACTGCAACCGTATCCATAAATCCAGTAGTTGGTGTGACCAACGGTAACGGTCTGCCATTGAAAATATGTGGAAGCGGAGTCACTACAGACGCTGCCGTGATCGTACAAGGAAGACTATCTGGTGGTGCTCTTGAGATCGGTGCTCTTAGCCCAGTTCCAGTAGGAATCTCTGGTCCTGTAGATATTGACGATGCCGCAATCATCAATTCACTTGAATCCACAAACAAACCGCTGATTTCAAATCTTATAACTGTAAAAAATAATACAGCAATAATTTCGACAATCAACGAAAAACTAAACAGTGGAATCGTACAGTCGAAGATAACTGAAATTGTAAGACCAACCAAACTGTCAAACGGCGTTAAGGATCTCACCACCACTGCCGCCAGCATTGGAACCAGCACTGCATTGAAGGTTGGAGTTCATCTCAAGGCTCCGCTGACCAATACACAGACAGTATACGTTGGATCAAGCACACTGGTAACTGCTCCAACCAGCGGATTCCCAATGGAACCAGGCGAGTCGATGTTCATAGAAATTGATAACATAAGCAAAATATACGCAAAGTCAAATTCAACTGGCCAGAAAATAACTTACATAGCCTCGTAAAATGACATCAAGATCCTCCTATAGCACCAACAAGAGATTTTCTCGCGGTGAAGATGCGGAATTAGTACCCGTGAGGAGTGGTGTTCTGTATGGAATAGAAACTCAGAAGGTAAACGATCAAAAGACCACGGTAAAGAGAGAAATACTAGCAGTTCCGAATATCACATATTATTCAAACTACACTAAGGTATTTTTTGATTTCTCAGACTACATGAACAATCCAGAGAAAGCAGATGTAAAATCATTCTTTGAATTGTTGCAGAATGGGTCCACCTTCACAGTTAAAAATTCAAAGTGGAATAACAAATCGATAGAGCCTGCCACATATGATTTGTCTGGAACTTACACCTTCACGAAAATAGTAGATAATATTGTTTTTGCTGATGTAACTTCAATCAGTTCATACAACAACAAGCTTTCAAGATATGACAAGGAATATTTTCTTGAATTGCCAATAATTGAATTTACAAGTTCGATAGACAAAGGCAAAATAGAAGTAAAAAGCTACGTCTACAACCATCTTGGAAAAAACAGCAAGAATTCATTTAGCTATCTTGGGGCAAGAGTTGGAGATTATCTTCAACTGCAAACTAAGAGTGAAAAGTATATCATCGAATCTATCGATATAGACAATGAAGGCAAGGAAACATTGCTGGTCAGTGGAAATCTTGGAAACTCATCTTACTTGGGCAGTCCAAGTTTGGTGACAATACACCAAAAAAACATCAACAAGATTCAATTGACTTTCAACAATACCGAGACTGGTAAGTGCGAGATATACAAGGATGGAACTATCGTGGAGTGCGTCGATAGCCATACCGAATTGCAGTCTAAGTTAAGAGAAGATCAATTCAACAAGATAACTACAAAATTCTATCCTGGGGAATTTTGCTCTATTGTTGTATCTGAAGAAACCCAGGAGATCACCGAACAATCAATAGCACTGCTGAAGAGCCAATTGGAAACTCTCAGAAGCACACAGACGACCTCGACTAGATTGACTGCGATAAATTCTTCTCTTCTATCGAAGACCAATCTAATCAATACTATATTTACCGATTGATGGATTTCTTTGGTAGTATTTCATATGCGATAGCCAGGAACTGCTTTAGTTTATTTGCTATCGATTCATCATCACACCAGACTACCATTTCAACAACATTGTCAGAAACACCATAAAATTGGACCTTGCATTCCTTTATCTTTTCGATGTCTCTTTTTGGTTTTGATCCGAATGTGTCGTAATCGTATTTGAAATGTAGTTCTACCATGTTAATATTTATGAAAAAAGCCCAGAAAGTTTTACCTTTCTGGGCTCGAAACATGGTAACTAACACTCACTTACGCTTAGGCGTTTCGCACTTAGTGTGAAGACGCTCAATCTCACTCCAGATCGAATCTAGACGATTATCGAAGTTTCGATTAATTTCTGCTGCATGATCGAAGATTGATCGGTCGAGATCATCAAAACGATCCCAAATCTTGTCCTCATCACTCTCGCGGCGATGCTTCTCCTGTAGTTGAGACTCCGTTGACTCCAAGGCTAGAGCATTGAAAATGGTTGTAATAATCAGGAATAGAATACACGTTAGAAATCCAAAACGGATTACCTGTTGATCCTTTGTGATAAAAGATACGACCGCAGCGAATAGAAAAATGGTAAACGATAAAATACTAAACAGTAGACTTAAATTCTTCATAATATTATCTCCTTTAACATTCCCGAAGGGATTCGAACCCCTGACCAACGGTTTAGAAAACCGTTGCTCTATCCAACTGAGCTACGGGAATATGGGTGTGATTATATCACACTTTGTGTTTTAGTCAAGAGTCAACTTGAGTTTGCTGCCATCTGGCTGGACTAGCTTCTTGCTGGGGACTGCAAGATTGCTGACGATTGTGCTCATGTAGTGTTGAGCCAGATCCTCGGTTGGTTCAGCAATGAACATAACATACTTTGAATCAATCGTGATTCCCTCTGGCATCTTTGCATAAGGAAGCCAACGACCAAACATCAGACGACCATCTACAGGATTGGCGATGAGAACACCAGGTTCCTTCAAGTTATATGAAACTTGACCAGCATTATCGATGGTGGTTAGCTGACAGACAATTTCTTCACCAGTAACAAGACGAACGATATTTACATTTTCCATAATTTTAACCTTTCACTAATAGGAATAGAAAGAGTCGAACTTTCTGATATTTATATTAGCTTTCCTGTATGACGATCCTAAGTGACGAATTAGCGCATAAAAAGCGTAATATACGCCCGATAGTATGAAAGTGTCATAAAAATATCAACCCATATTCCCAATACTATTTATTCTTTCGCTTCTTTTTCTTTTTCTTAACTGGGGCAATATCGTAATTGATGGAAAGCAATGGAATATCATGGTCGTATGTCAATCCCATAGACAAAGCATATTTGCCAGAAAGGATTTCATCGCCTATTCCAATATATGGTCCACCTTCAAATTCAACAACAACCAATTCTTGTTGCGATGAACTTTCGAATCCTTGCCTTAGATATTTTGCAGGACCAAACACATATAAAATTTTATTTGCTTCGTCCTCGAAAAAGCAACGAGTATCACCCTGTGGACTACGCATACCAAGAATTGGTTTGCATGTTTTGATGATATCTTCTATATTCATAATACGCCACCTTGGATTCGAACCAAGTCTTACTCGATTATAAGTCGAGCTGAGATAACCAAGACCTCCCGTGGCGCGTTGATGTGTGTATTTTATCATACACACAATCGATTGTCAAGCATCATTCCACTTTTTCAGAATCCAACTTGATGAATTCTTCTTATTATCTCCACCTACACCAAACATAAAAATAATATTCTTATCATCAACATCCATCTCTGGAATATTGACTGATGTCCTGTCGCCACCGTTGGCAAAAATCAGCGTTTCTGTTGGATAAAGCTTTCTGATCTTTTTAATTGCATCTCTGGCACTTCCATCTGAATCATCAAATCCGATTATGGTTTGATCTACTGGCTTGAGATTACGAACGATTTCGTTTCGTTCCTCAAGTGGAAGAAATGCCTTTCCCTTCTTTCGAATCAACCATTCATCTGAATTCAATCCAACTACAAGGATATCTCCAAGTTCCTTGGCTGAATTTAAATATGCAATATGTCCGCTGTGGAGTGGATCAAATCCACCAGTAACTAGAACCACGTTCATACATTCTCCTTTTTAATAAAAATCTTAGACTTCTTGTTGTTCACATGCCCATTTTCATTCTTAGTCAGATAGTTTGACTTCTGCCGATCATCATCATGACCAAGGCGATAGTTGATCTCGCTGACATTTTCAATAGGTGGCATGGTTGATAGATATTCCACGAATAGATTTGCAATCTTAATTGCTTCATTCTCACTTACGCGAAGAGGTACATCGATATGTAGACGATATTGACTCATAGTTTCTTGAATCCTTCGTTATCAGTATAGTAAATCTTGTCAAAAACTTCAACACACCATCCACTACAAACTTCACATGGCTTGGACATCCTGAGTTCTCCGTCAGCATTCATTCGAATGTTGACCAGAGTCAGTTTCTTTCCACGGAGATGTCGTGGAACCTTCCTGAAAGCATCCAACTCGGAATGCATCTCGTTGTAAAGATATCCAAGCTTATGTGCCTTGGGGTGAGTCTTAAAGTAATTTCTGCCAATAGAAATAATTCTATTCTTTACAATCACAAGTGAAACGTGCTTCTTCTGCCTTGGAATTTCCAGGCAAAGAGGATATGCAAGCGATTCAATTTCTTTGAAATTCACCATAAAAAAGAAAGAGGCGAAATTAATCGCCTCCCTCCATGAACACCATCACAAATCAACGAGAGCAGACAGCCATCGAATCCATGTCAAGGCTGAACTTGCGCTTGCTACCACCGCTGTTACGCATGAAGTAACGAGTTCCGCCGCTGCGAGTCTCCTCAGTCTCAATCTCCCAGTTTCCATAACGCTCAACAAGAGTACGAATATCGCTCATCATGGCACGAATATTCTTTACACCAAATCGGCTACGAGCCTCAGCAGCAGTGATGCCACGACCAGCAGCAAGATAATTCAGAACGCGACGCTTCTTCGAAACAACAGTATTATTAGCCATAACTAAAATCTCCTAATGACTCTAAGTTTTAATCATTGTGTCGAGTCTATCACAATGACGAACGATTATGCTATTATAGACTATTGTATTACTATGTCAAGGCAACAACCCAAAACTTTTTATTAATTCAGTATTTGAGTGTTCTACACAATGACAATTAGCACACAATAATTCACATTTTTTAATTTCAGTCCATCGATCTTTTGTTAGCAACTTATTTGCATTAATTTCATGATTTTTTAAAGTTGGATCTATATGATGAAAATGAAATGCTCCTGGATGTCCAGTAAATCCACATCTGTTACACTTACCACCTAAAGACTCTACTAATTCTATTTTTGATTTCCATCTTCTCTTTGAGACAGAACATGATCCACAAATAGAACGCTTAGATGTATTTACTTTATTTTCTTTTGATTTTGATACTTTAAAATTTTTATTACAGTGTTTACATATATTCATATTAGCATACCCTGCTAATATTTATATTTTAGAATGCCCCCAGTAGGGATCGAACCTACGACTATCAGATTAACCTACCACTATGGCTTTCGCCACCTTGCGTTTGTGGTCTGGACTATGCCTTCATCCGTTCTGGATGCCAACCGTCTAGTCTCTACACCTTCCCGTTAGGGCTTGGCTCGGCGTTGGGATTTTAAACCGTTCACCGAATTTGGTTGGATTCGCTTAAATATTCCTACTTAAGTGCTCCTTTGAAGTCTGTTACTCTACCAACTGAGTTATAGGGGCTTATTTGTATGTGGTTATTGTACCCTATGTGTTCGTGCTTGTCAAGGGATCACACCAAACTTCTTGAGCAGATCCTGATTCGTGTGCTCTGCAATATGACAATTCGCGCAGAGCAGTACACACTTGCTTGCTTCCTGATAGCGATCTGCACGAAGAAGATTCTTTGAATACAGAGAATACTTCTTGTTCGATGGATCGGTATGATGAAATTGAAGAGATGCTGGATTGCCAGAATAGCCGCACTGAGTGCACCTACCACCAAGCATCTCAATTAGCTCCTTGCGAGCCTCCCAGCGGCGTTTTGTCGTATCACACGACCCGCACACGGTGCAGCCCTTCTTGGCCTTCTGAGTGAATTCACGCTGACAATACTTGCATAGACACATTGTTCAGTCCTTCCTCGAACCACATCGGGGTGGTTGTATACTTCCACTTGGCAAACTTTGCCTTTTCGTTGATGTAATAATTGCGATAGGCAACTACTGCATCTCGGTTCTTGTACTTATCTGGCATTGCCTGCGCGAACTTGGTGAGTCCAATATCAGGAATACCCGCTGGAATATACTTGCAAAAATTAGAAGTCATGGAATGAGCCTTGTGGACCTTTCCATACCTATGAGTATATTCTAGGGACAAGGCATAGGTATGTTCAGCAAGCCACGTGTAATTCCAAAAACTGTCTCCAGCCCAAAGAGTGCATGGGTGATGTTGAAATGACTTCTTGTAAAGTTCTAGTTCACCAGCATATACAACTTGACTTGAATATTGCCAGTGGACCGTGGAGAGCATCTGACACCCTTCCACAATCATCTTGACTACGTGCTTGTCACATAGGCTCTGTGCTGCGATAATTGGATTTTCATGCACTACAAAGATGTTCATACCACCATTATAACAGAGTCATCTACTCTTTGCCATCCAAATCAAGAAGAACCTAATTTTTTATTCTTCGATAATAATTTAAGAAAGGTCTTTCTGAATAAATTCTGTGCTTCTTTATCTTGAGGCACATTTCCAGACAGAGCCTTATCTTCAGTTGGAGTGTAGTCGCTTGATCCATACTGACCAGAAGCATCTGGAGAAACATCAACACCGAATTGTGCTCCTATCGCACGAAACGATGGAACAGGTCTAGACATTCTTG